TAACAAAGCTGCCAAACTTAACGAAAGCGTTATAATAAGGACTCTTAGCAAAATCCTCATAAGTTTTATCCTGCTTACTGTTTTGCGTTTTTCTGTAAAATCTGTTATAAGTGTCATATCCTAGTACCACGTGTTTTTCAGTCTTGGCCAATGCCCTGCGTTTTTGTTCGCAGATATGCACAGCAAGAGTTTTTTCTTTACTGAATTTGTTTTTGCAATACTGACAAGTATAAGATATATTTTCCAGTAGCATCATTTAAGTTTTTTAGCAATAGTTGCTTCGTCAAAACCGTGTTTACGAGCCAGCTCTTTCATGTCTTTATCTGTGGCAAGATCTGCCATTAGTTCTAATTCATCCATTTTTTTATCGGGATAAATCTCTGCAAGAAACTTCAACTTCTTGCCGCCAGTGCCTGTTTTCTTTTTATTACCTAGCCATTGATGAAAGAAAACTGTCTCTCCATTATAACTACACATACACAATAACTGCCACAATAGTTTAGGATGTTTTTGCAACAAATTCCAATTCTTGTTAAAGTATTCATTGACAGTTAGTACAAAATGTTCTTGTACTTCTCGTTTGGAACTTTGTACGTTACTAACATAGCGATTGAGAATAAAGTATTCTCCCTTGAGAGCTTTTTGCTGTTCAGCATCCATGGCATCCCATAGTTCTTTAACATTCTGATCTATTGCAGCCAGTTTTTCTTTAAGCTCTACTTTTTCACTCATACTTTATCTTTACTAAGTTTGTATATCATTATAACACGATCCAAGGCTTTTTGTAAAGTCACATTGGTCTTTGCTTCTCGCCGAATTTCGCCCCACATCTTACTATCCATTATATGCTCGCGTAATGGACGACCATCATCAGTACGTGGATCGAGTTTGCCTTCCATTTCGTGCTGATAACCAATTAGTTTTCTTTCAGACGGTGGTTGTCCAAATTCTCGAGCATACACTTCTTCCCCAACACGCTCGTATATATATTTTGCACCAGGCTTAAGATTTCCCATTATTCATCCTTTGGCACCAATATAGAGTCAAATGCCATAACTGTTCTATAACCACTACCTTTAAATGGATATACAGTATGAGGAAGGTAGCTAGGAAATAAAATAAAAGTGCCCGGATCTGGGCTATACTTCCAAGTATCCTGCATAATAAATTTAGTTATATCTTTATGCTGTGGAAGTCTAAATAATATTTGTCCATCTGACGGTTGCCTATCTTGGTCAAAATCTGGACTGCTGATATAAATGTTACCACTTAAATTACCGGTTGGGTGTGTATGCATTTCTTGGTAATCCCCGGCAACTTGCCGTATTGTCCAAATGCTAGTAATTTTAGGTTTGCAATATTTTAATTCTTCTGTGACTGATTGTGTTGTAATTAAATCCATATACCCTTGGCACATTTCTTCCAACAACTTTACTAACCAAGAAACATCTACATCAACTTCGTTAGGGTACACTTGTATTTGTTGGCCACCACGGATACTTAGCAGTGGGTTGTCCGCATCATTTAAATCACCCCGTGCGTGAAGCACTTCTGATAAGTTATAAATCTTAACAAATTCGCTTGGTGGTACAGGGCCGGCTGCAACAATAACAGGAGCAAAGTACGCTACTTTTAATGACATATGAATCCTTTATAATATTTTATCTAATTGTATAATTTCGCACTGACGTGAAATTTCTTTAACAAAATAAACACAGTCGGGCTTATTGCCACCGCGTGTAGGAGTTGCTAATAGTTGATTATTTTTCATCTTTGGAAAATACCATTTAACATCATTATAAAAATTTACAATCTCTATCTTTTTAAACTCTACCCTAAACGAACTTAATGGATTAAAACATAATGCTTCAAACCCTCTGTCATTTAAACTTGTTAAAGGTAGAATTTCAATGTCACTTGCACTACTACTATCGCCTACTGCAATGCTCCAATCTAATGGCATTGTCACTTCATCGTTGCCAATTCTAAGTACCATTGCAGGTGCGTTAAAACTTTCCAGAAAGATTAATGGCATGAAGAAAAAATCAGGCTCGTTTGGATCACTATTATCTAATACCGCAAACCGTGTATTTTCATCTACCTCTTCTGGTAAGTTGTTCAATGAGAACATTTTATTTTCTAGTGTTAATATTTGCATAGTTCCTTATTTTTGCCAGTCTATCTTTTCTAATGTGAAAGGATATTTGGCGTCCTTGTAAAATTTCTTACGTTCAGTAAGATGCCGTTTGGCATATTTGCAGGTGGACGTTATGTCCCAGATTTGGACAAAGTCCTTGTCCTCTGCTTTTCTAATGCCTCTCCCAATACTCTGTATAACTCGGGTAAAGCTCTTTCCGGATTCCAAAAGAACCAGATTAAAAATCCTAGGAATATTAATGCCAACAGCGGCCACACCGTAAGTCGCCACAATAATCTTGTTAGTACTTGTTTTAATTTCGTCATATTCTTCTTTACGATCCTTAGTTTTTACCTCACCCGAGACAAAAACAGCATCTTCAATTTCATTAATAATAAATTTGCCTGAGTCAATTCTATTGACTAATACTAAGGTGTTGCCTGATTGTGATATTTTTTTAATTAGTTTACTGACATAAATCATCCTGTCATCGTCTGTGACAAGATATTTTAATTCGTCTGGATATGATGTAAAAACTGGCAAGTCTATCATTTGAACTATGTTTACGTGGCATGCACTTAATACACCGATATCTTGTAGTTCGTGTGCCTTAATTCCGCCAACTACTGGGCCAAGGCTTGCAAAAATTTGTTCGTATTCAAATTTTTCTTTGGGTACAGTGCCTGTCAAACCCCAGCGGATTGGAGCATTGCACAAGTTTTGTGTTAGCAAATTCTTCAATACTTCTGCCTTTGCCATATGTACTTCATCAACGATAACACATCTAACACCGTCAAGGAATTCAGCAAGCGTGACAATATCATGCTCATGATTTTTACTTTTCTTATCAAGAATATTAAGACTTTGCCAAGTACAAATAGTATGTGTCTTACCTAAATCTTTGCGATCACCGTAATAAACACCAACATCTAATCCCACTGCAATAAAGTCTTCTTCTGTTTGTTCCACTAATGATTTGTTGGGAACAATAGTAATTGTGCGACCATATTTTTCTGCAAGTTGACTTAGTGTCGCTGTTGTAATTGTTTTACCAGCACCTGTTGCAATCTCCTGTAGTGCCTGTGTATTGGTTAAAAATGTGTTAATTGCGTCGACTTGATAGTCACGCAACATAATAGGTTGACCTGCTTGTTGATGCCCTTTTGGCCACACCTTACCTTGGTCTGCCCAGTAAGATTCTGTTACAGGTTCGAAAGAAATTTTACTAGTAGTGCGTAAATCGTCTACTTCCTCAACACTAATCCCCAGCTTGTTTAACACGTCTAGAATAGTTTCTAGCTGACTGAGATAACCATTGCCACCTAGCCCAAATAAACTTACCATGCCATCCCAACGTCCAAGTTTATATGCAGGATGATATCTTGCATACGGATTTTCATATTTAAATGCATTAGCTAACTTCTTGCGAGCATCCAGCGGCAAGTTCTCTAATTTAATGTTGACTTCGTCTTTGATTACTAATCTTACTGTCATTTTATTCTCATCTCAAGAACGGTAGGTGCTTCGGAATATGTAATAACAAGGTCGCAACAATTGGTATATAACGCCGCTTTATTATATCTAAGATTAGCATCAAAGGAAATTACACTCATAGGAGTCCAGTCATTTTTTATTAGAAATTTGGGTAATTTTCCAGTTTGTATGCCAACCACTTGTGTGGTGTTATCCAGTTGGGTATTATATTTTTTCTCGGCAATAAGTTGATTGAATATTTTTCCTTGCGGATCATTATCCATTCTAAAATAAATTCCAACACTATCTGCAATATTATTTTTTTCCAAAGAATCCGTCAAAATTACCATATTTTCCTGGAGTTTTTGTGGTAGCCAATTGGGGAACACAACCAGCAATGGAAATCTCCTAAGTGCAATTAGAGATGTTATCACATCATCCACAGTGTGTATTGTACTGTCAATCCACAGTCGAGGCTGTGGTCTATTGGCAATGTACTCAACCAGGGAATTTCCGGTTTTTTCCGGTTTTTCTGTGAAATATTGGTACCTAACACTTCTGTCATTTATGATGTTTTTGTCAATGGTTGTACTGAGGCCGAGATCTTCAGTAATGGTCTTTTGAAAGTTGTTACCGGGCATATTACTGATTAGGAACTGGTCTTGAAATGTTGATTTTTTCCAAGATTTTATGGTTTCGTAGTGGTTTTTTATCAACTCATCAACTTCAAAATCCAACGGCAACAACAGGTCGCATAGCACTACAATATTTTTCTCTGTTAGGTCAGCCTGGTAACTTTTACCCGGTGAGACCATAACCAAGGCCTCAATGTGTTTTGCACTATTTTGTATAATTTTGCGAAAATTGGCGGAAAATGTGAATTCTACAAAAAGTGTTAAATCGTCTGATGAGTTTTTTCCAATAAAGAATTTTTTTACCTGTTCGACTTTTCTAAAATTTTTAGACCAAGTTGGCAACTCTAACGCATGAACAACTTCTTCGCAATTTTCAGCTATTTTTTCTCTATGTTCCTTCAAAATCTTCAATAACAGTTTTGATTGACTTTCGGTAATAAAATAATGGGTGCCGACTGCTGTTGCTAAACTATGTAATACTCGTGAGTCTCTACTGGGCATTATTTCTTCAATAGTGGGACCAGTAAAATTTACAATTTTAAGCAATAAGTGATCAACTGTTATCATATGTGTAGTATAGCATAGTATTGTCTAATGTCAAACCTTTTAGACAAAAAAATAGGCCATAAATATTTAAGGCCTATAGGTCACCTTTTGGTGAGATTGATTATATACTTGCGTCTTCCATGCCTGCAATACGCAATTTTACAATGTTAGTGATTTGCCATTGTTTCTGGTCAAGTCCCTTGGTAATACCCAGCCATTTGTTGCGTAGCAAGGCAAACTCGTTGATAATCTTTTCAAAGTCAACTACGTCTGCCTCACCTTCCACAAACTTTTCACAATCACGACTGCTAAGAGCACGTTGATATGTTTCAAGGTATTTTCTAAAATGACTACTTTTTAATCTTCGCAATTCAATGTTCAGGTATTCCAAGATAGCTTCAATTTCTTGTAATTGTCCAAAGCGTTGTTCAACTACACCCGGAAGATCGGCCGCTGACTTTTCCAAATTGCCAAAGATTTTTACTTCTTGCTTGGCTTCTTGTAATTCAGATTCGAAATGATCCACAGCATCCGGGATGTTAGAAATATCCTTGGCTATCTTAGTATACCAACCCATTAAAAGTCCAATTCTTGTGTATCGTCTTCGTCGCCGAAGCCATCGTCATTGAGATAATATGCAATTGCTTGATCAAGTGTTTCATCAACACCTGCGGCCGCTTGTAATGCTTTGTCAGGTACTCCAAAATCTGCAAGTAGATCAATATAGCGTTCTGCTACAGTCTCTAATTGCTTCTTATCAAGATACTCGACAAAGTTTAACCAGATATCACCAATTTGTGTTTCATTCAACATCTTCTTCGTTCTCCTTAGGAATGGTAGGTGTAGATTTAAGATGATAATTATTCATTATCATATCTAATTTATCATCTTTCCATTCTTTTCGGTAGAATAAGTGTTCTTCTCCGGAGGTTGGATCAACATACTTTAGTCTGTTGCCTTGTTGTACAAGTAGTCCTTGTTTTTCAAAAAGATCTACAAGACCACTGTAAGGACTCATACCTGTTGAATATGGAATTTCAATTTGCAATGACTCGAAAGGTTTTGCATAACGTGTTTTCATAATCTTACAGGCAGCACGAATACCATGTACTTCACTTGTCTTAACACCGTTCTCGTCAGTCTTAAGTTTAAGTTTTTTCATAGCGACAACAATACTACTTGCATAGACAAATCCTTGTCCACCACTAATCTTGTCATCTGGATCAAACATATCTTGGCTTGCGTATGTGTGATTTGTACAAACCATACCTACGTTATAACTGCCAAACATGTTAACACAATTACGAACTAAACTGGTAAGAGCTTTGGGTTTACGGCCCATATCACCTTTCATGTCACCAGCTTCGAACTGGTTAATGTCAGTAGGGGTAAGCAACATACCCAATGAGTCTATGACAAATAAGACCTTAGGACGAGTCTCCATTGCTTTGTACTCTTTCATGAACTCGCTGATGGTTTTAGCAACATCATCAATCATAGCCATATTGAGTTTAAGCAATTTATCTTCACTTGTATCTACACCAAGTGCGTGTAGCCATGCTTCGTCTAGTGCATTTTCGCTATCAATTAAGATAACATAGATACCCTGTTCCTGTGCATTTTTAACAATGTTTGCAGAACAAATATAACTTTTACCTGCACCGGATTCTCCGGCAAATACAGTAACCTTGCCCAAAGGAATACCTTTGTGAAAGTCACCACTAATAAGGGCATTCAAAGCATAATTACCAGTGCCTACCCAGTCTGTAGGGTCATTAAATCCTACACCCAAACCGTCAATCGACTTAGTCAAGGTTTTTCTAAATTTACTTAGGTCAAACGCTTTGGTAGCCATATTAAACGTCCCTATCCATTTCACATGCTTCACGTACTAGTGAAACAACTTCATCTAAGGTGTTACACAAGATCTTAGCGTTGACATAATCGCCTTTCTTATTGCGTCCACCTGCTTCTACCATGAAGCCATTATCATACATATTAATTGTAAATGATTCATTTACTTTAGTCAATTTGTCGCCAAATGACTTTACTGTCTTTGTTGTTGCCATTATTTTTCTCCTATAGATAGCACGGGCGTATGACTAAGTCACAGAGGCCCAAACCAAACGTTTTACTTTTGACGATTGCGAATCATTGCCAAGATGTCTTGGGCACGATTGTCACCACCACTTGCTTCAGCCGCTGGTGCTGGTGCAGGAGTAGCTTTTGCTACTGGTGCAGGTGTGTCATCTTCGTCATGACTTACTGCTGGAGCAGGAGCCGCTCTAGGAGTAGATGTCTTTTGTGGATCACCAGTGTTCTGGCTCATACCAGCTGGTTTGAAGTACTGACCCCAACGTTCCATGTCATATGATTCGCCATCAACTGATGCTTCAAACATTTCCTTCATAACCTTTAACTCAACATCAGTTGGCTTTTTAGGCAAGAAGTCGTTCAGATTAAACAAACCATGTTGTTTAATTGCGGCCTGTTCAGCATCGTTCAGTGGACGTTCACGACGACTCCAAGTACTAGTAGAGTAGTCAGCGTAACCGCCTTTTGAACCTTTCTTCATACGATAGTCGATACCGTGTACGTAGTCTGTTGGCAAATCTTCCAACTCTGGATCAACCAATGCCGCACGAATGCTGGTAAAGATTTGTGGGCCAATGATAAATCTACGGATTGGATTTGCTGGTGTTTCTTTTTCCTGGAGTCCGTCTTCTACAACAAAACCTTGGAAAATGTAACTGCGTTTCTTCCAGTATTTACGACCCATGTCTTCCAATGCTGGATCCTTGAACCATGCACGTACTTCGCTCAAGATCGGGCATGTATTGCCTTCGCCATACATTTCCACGCATGGAACTTGTACTGTGATTTGTTTGCTTTCTGATTCACCTTTGATTCCAGCGAATGGCAATTTGATCATTGCACGTTCAACCCAGAAAAAAGTGTTATTGGCGTTACCATCTGGTAGGAAGCGTAGTGCCGCTTCGTCGCCTTCTTTAAGATTCCAGAATGGATAAATGGAATTGTCTCCACCTGTTCTGTTACCGTCTGAACCTTTCGATTCCGCTGCCTTAAGTTTTGCTCTGATTTCTGCTAATGTAGCCATAGTATTTCTCCTGTTGTAAGCCTATGTTTTGCATTTCTGCTATTTTTATGTGCCTGTATTGCTTTAGAACCTACTAAAGCAAAAAA